CATTTTTTTGCATTATCAACGCATACAACATTTCGCAGTAAATTAGATTAATTGAGTTTTCTTCTTGTTTATTGAAATCGCTACTATAGTCGAATCCACCATCTCCGGTTATGAAATGAATTGAGTTTTCGTAATGTTTGCAAACAAAATCTAAATTGTGTTTCAAATATAAATTGCCATCATTTTTTGGACCATAAACAAGTTTGATGTTTGATATTTCTTTCATTAGATTGGTTATTTTACACCATTTTGGCACATCAATATCATTATCCATCAATGTCATTCCACAGTAAACATCATTTTTGTTTTGTCTTATTCTGGAAATTGCTTCAATAAATCCACCGGGACCTTCCGCCAGATGAAATGTTCTAATATTATTCATTCTCATGAACTTGGGTTCAAATTTGTTCAAAATTTCAATCATTTTAAAGTAGGAGCGTGAAATTGGTTTATGCTTGCATACTGAGGAGCTGACAACTTTCGTCCCTTCAACTGAAACGCAACTGTTTATATATTCATATTTGTTTGTCACTTTCTTGACAATATCCCACCTTTCTTGAACATTGTCTATTTCTGCCTTGATGTTTGTGAGATATTCTTTCAAACTTACGTTAATTAAAAAATCCCCTGTAAAATTTTCGTCGTAACAAGGAGAAATGTCTTTTTCATTAATAGAAAAAATATAATCGTTAATTATATATCCAGTCATAATTATAATTGATTCAAATCTTTAAATTCTTCAGTCTAAAGTTGTAAGTCTAAAGTTGTAGAGTTACTATTTCTCCGGTCTTTTTGGGATAACCAACGCTGGTGAAAGAGGCGGGTTTCTCGTTTGCATCGTGCTCGTCTGCGATTGGATATGACTTAACCATGTCATTGATTTTTTTGAAAACAAAACATCTATTCAAGAACGATATCTCTTTCTCATAGTTTGTGATATTAGTTTGTTTTCCATTTTGATATAATTTTTTATATATGACTTCAAACGATTCTGTTGCGTTCATTTCTTGATCTTCTACTGCGAAATCCGTGTCTATAGCAAATCCATGATCTCTCATCACTTTCTCAAAATAATCAAAATTTACCAAATATTCATCAAATTCTTTATTAATAGATTCTTGGAATACTGATATTTTTCGCCCTAAAGACAGTTCAGTATTTTCCATGAAAGAATCGTCGTTATCGTGATATTTTTTCCGAATACTCCAAATTTTTTTAGAATTTTTATAAATTTCTACAGCCTTGTTGTATTCAACATCTTTTAATTTATCATAAACAAGTTTGCCGTCATAGCAAGTTCCAATAAAGTAAGACCCTACGCGCGTCATATCAGAAACATTCTTGGCAAACATATATAGTTTCTCCTTACTTTCAAACATGTAATGAATCGCAAACTGAATTGAACAAATATCAAATTTGTTCTTAAATATATCGGTCTTCAAATATTCTTCTTTTATATTCTTGGATGGAACTGAGCCCAGTAAACTTTTTAGAATGTAATCCGAAGATGCCGATTGTTTATTTTTATGACTGTACGTATCAAAATTGCCGTTTTCAATATTTTTGCTCGTATCGCCCGAAATAAACATACCAAACATGTTTTGCTCATTTTTTGACTTGTTATTCCCCCGCTTCAGTTTTTTCTGTGTAAATAATTCAATGTATCGCTTACACGCTCCATCGTATGGATTGTGAATATTATCTTCTGAAATGTCAATACCCAATACCCCGCGAACATTGTTATTGAGCCATTTATGAAGGTCGCCTGCCTTACCGACCGCCATGTCAATGAGAACAGTGTTTTCTTTTTTACTTGCGGCATAGCGAATGAGCAATTCTTTCACAAAATTGTGGAATTTTCTAAGTTTAATTGTATGGGATTTTTCTCGCTTCGCATTTCTATTATTGTAATAAACATCGCTATCGTTGTTCAATGCATCAACGACGCTTACTTCAGTTTCACCTGTCAACATTTTCTTGGTGACTGGATTGTAGATTGAGTGCCAATTGCTATTTGCAACATGATACGCATTACCAAAATTATTGCGTTTTGTTCTATAATCTTTTGTCTTGTCTTCGCGAATGCGCAACGGAATCCACGAATTCATCTTGTCTTTTGCGTTCATATCATATCTAAACTCCACAATCGTATCATCTTCTATAATTTGATTTTCTTCGGTAAACATATGTAGTTTACCTTCGTGTAAATGAAGTAGAACATGACACAAATGTGCCATAGGATCAGACGGGTTTGTAGGATAAAATAGTTCGGCGGCGTATCTGTCGGGATATTTATCGGTGTCGATTATTTCTTCTCCTGAAATTTGCGGTTTGAATTCTTCGTTCAAAAGTTTTTGCTGACTACCGATTAAACCGTGTTTAATTTTGTCTACACCGACGAGTAGTTTCAGTGTATAGTAATTTACAATAGCCCCGTCTATCATTTTTTGTTTCATTTTTGGTTTATTGAAAGCATCTTTATCAATTGAAATGAGAAAGTCTATTGTGTTGTACTCAGGTGGTTTCCATTTGAAACTCTGACTCCAAGTATACTTGAAATTCTTAGCCTTTGGTGGTTCTACAGCACTTTCTTGAGTTACCCCAAGCGTCATAGGAGTATATATAAGTCCATCTGTCTCATAATCTAGTGTCTGTGCGTGTTTCAGACAATTGTCGTTGGCGGCATATAATGAATCTAGATTATTTTCGGTTGCAAAGAAGAAACTCTTTGCTGTTATTGTCAAGTGTTTTTTTTTATCGGCATTATTATTAATGTTGTCAATTGCTTCTAGTAATAGTTCGCGGCGGGAAATAACCGGACTGCCTTTATTATTACCATCTTTTTTCTTGAATGGATTATTTCTTACATCATCTCCTTTGAAGAAGTAGATGTCAAATGCTGCATAAAGAGATATAGACTCTCCTGATTTATTTGAGGTAATATATTCTCCGTCTATGAGTGTATTTTTATAGTCTGCCATGTTTTTAATTTTAACTCCGGTAAATTGTATTTCTAAATTTGTATTAATAAAGTAGAGAGAGAGATTGTTGCCAATATAAAGCATTTTCCTCTCACCGTCTGCCTTGTCTGTTACACAAAACATATCGCGACGCAAACAAATATTGTCAATTGAATCATCGTCTACAAGGTTAATTGGCTGCAGAGTACAAGAAGACGGACCAATAAAATGTCTTCCGCTTTTTGAGTATTTGCTGTTTAACGACCTTTTTTGTTCATCTTTTTTGAATTTTTGGACAACGATCTTAAGCAAAGACATATAGTCCTTGTAAATAGCATCAAGTTCATCATATTTTACAGGAAATTGTGAACCTTGCAATGACGATAGAACATATTTTACGGCGCTTTTTAATTGTGTCAAAATATTATTTTTTTTCCCTTCGTCAAATGGACGATCAATATTTATCAACTCGATTTCTACTTCATATTTTTCATCTTCACTAAGAACATTACTCTCTACGAAATAGACGCTTTTATTCCTGTTAGATTTTACCTTACTAAGGTCAATTCTTATATTAGGCATATCTTCATGGACAAGCGAAGTTCTATAAATGTATCTAAAATTTTTGTAGCTCTTATCCCACCGGTTCTGGATCATTAACACTTGTTCGGAAGTTTGTGGAAGCCGTTCAACTTCTTTTTGTATAGAAACACGCATCTTATAATCATAAATCATATACGGACTATTGTGTTTTTCATCAATATGTCGCTTCGAAACAAAGCGAGCATTTGAATTGAGTGTATTTTTGTTACACAGTTCTTGAATATGATTCATGTCGTCTAATTCAACGCGAATATTTGATAAATGTTCTGCTCTTTCTTCCTTGTGATCTTTTTGATAAGTTACATCGATGCGCAAAAGATAATTCCTAAATTCAACCTTGAAACCTCGCTTGATAAGATCATCATAAATTTTATCGAAATCATTAGCCCGGTCATTTGACATTTGAGCAAATCTTACTTCAAATTCAATATTGGTGTACTTTGATGGCTTATCTTGTTTCAAAGCGTCATTGTATTTTCCCAGTAAACTTACCAAGGAGGGCGTTGTATAATTTTTTTTGGCCATCTCCAATAATGTATATACTCTATATACATTTATTTATAATCAATTTTTTATAAAAATAGCATTAGACAAATGTTGAGAAATTTCTTCATAAACATTTTTCTTTAGTCCGTCTACATTTAATCCAAGAACCAGTCCAATTTTTTTCAGTTCATCTACCCTGTAATGAGTTATACTGTAAAAGATTTTATCCAGGCTTTGAATTTCAAAACTTGTTTCTTTTAATTCTAGTTGTTTTTCTTCTTTGATATATGTTATTGAGGAATCTTTTTTGACTAAATATATCTTTTCACCATCCTTTTGTTCCGTTTCGTTTAGCATAACAAATACATTTTGCGAATGATAATACATAGTCTTAGAAAACAGACAGCATAGTGCTGACAATGTTTTTAGATTAATATTTTCTTCGTAACACAGATTGTTAATCACATTTTCCAGTTTTTTAAATTTCATATTCTCCATTCTTTGCGCAAATGTATATTTTAACTTTAACTCCGTATTTTTGTTGTAATCCAATGACAGTTCTTCCACTCTCACAATTAATAAAAAATTAAAAAACAATTTATCATTGTTGTTTAATTTTCCACATTTTTTTTTATTAAATTTTCTACTTACAATACTGAGCTCTTTCTTATTACCCTTTGCGAAATGAAGATAATATTTTGTAAGAGAGTTATTGTTATTAATACAAGTCATGAAATGGACAAGTGTCAATAAATATATTTACGATTTAGACTTTACATTATTTATCTAATTCATTTAATGATTCTAGCAAATTATTCTTTTTCATTTCTTGTTCCTTGAGTTCTTCCTCTTTTTGATTCAAAAATTCAACATATTTTTCTATATTTTCAACGGTTTGCTGGTCTACATCATCCATATTGATGAAGCATCCATTATTATTCTCAGTAACATGAATATTCGCGTGCGAGTGTTTGATTATTTTTAGTATTTCAATATGGTCTCGTTTGTCCATTTTGTCTATTGTCTCGCACAAATTTTTAACTTTCTCCTTGTTCATTTAAGATACATGTAATTTACTTTTTATGTTAAATAATAAAACCAATTTATTTGTTATTTTTTCTTTCCAATAATTTTCCCTAAAATATAAACTGATGTGTCGTTAACTTCAAATCGATACCCAATAACTTTCACTCTGATAACGTCATTTTCGCTGTAAACATTTTTATTGTCATAATCATTTTGGTCTAGTTCTATACTGTCGTCTTTCATGACGATATCCTCGTTATGTAGCCGACTCGCAAAGACTGTTACTGGATTGACCCGACTATTTGTGGAAATGACTGCTTTAATACCAATTTTTGTAATATTTGATACTTTAACAACTAACTCTTGCCCTTCGCATGGATTAAAGATTTCAAATTCATAGACAACGTCATATGTTGCGTTTGATGAAGCGCATTTTGGTGCGCTATATTCAATAACTTTTACGTGTGATGTGGATATGTATCCTTCTTTTGAACATTTCCCAACAATGAATTTTGTTGCGTATTCTTTGAAAATTTTTTCAATAGAACCATTTAGTTTTGCGAAAGGAATCGTAATTTTTTTGTTCACAAATTGTCTTGTATAAATAGGTTGATTCTCTAAACTAATTGGTTTCATCGTATCAATGTTATTTATACTATCCATATACAAATTAAATCAATTTTATTTATAATTTCAAAATTCTTGGATATTACTTTCAGCTTGTTCAAGTTTGTTCGCGTAAATGATACTATCTTCGTTTGTGAAATGTTTACTGATAACCTCCAAACCCACCGCAAACTGTTCTTTATTAAACAATTTGGGAGGAATTATATCTTCGCCAATAATTTCATTCAATACTGGATACATATTTTTTGGAATCTCGTTTTTGAATACTCTACCTTTATTCTTTTTGCTTTTATGTATACCCCCGACCTTTTTTATTTTCAACTGCTTTGAATTGGACTTGTCTTTTTCGTAATGTCCTATAAATACGAGATGATTTGAAGTCTTATTGTTGTCTATCTTGACCTTTTTCAAGATTTTAGAAATCTCTTCTTTACCATCTTGCTTTTCGCTTTGTTTCAGTGGTCTGAATTTGTCATCATCGGCTTGTTTATAGTAAAGTTTTATATGGCTGTCGAAAATATGTGCCTTATTAGCAATTTCGGCACTCTTGTCTGAAAGATCAATTAAAAAGAGGATTTTACCGTCCAAAAAATCAAAAATGAAATTTTTTTCATAGTGTTTTTTAACCAATTTAGCAAATGAATTTTTTTTGTCTGTATGTTCAAACAAATAATTCACAAGAGATAGTTCCTTTTTAAATGGTAGTGTCTCGATTATATGTTCAATTAACCACGTCCGTTTTTTTGCAACGCTGATTTGAATCGCTGAGGATAGTTCTTTAATTGCATCAATAACCGGTGAGTAATTAAAATAAAAATCTTTGTTTTTGTCTTTTAATTGTCCTTTAGACGACATTCCAATGTTGTAATTTAACTGCATTGATTCAAATAACTGGTTTGATGGAGTGGTTGAACCATTATTTGTAGCGACGTTACTTAAACCAAGCAATTTATCAATCTTCGCAGACTTATTCTCAATGGTCTTTGGTGCTTGATTTAGCACATCAATTTTCAATGGCTTATGTTTTAATGGTCTCATTTTGTCATACAATGTAGTATAATATTCGTCAAATTCTTCTGGTTGAAATACATACAAATTTTTGACATTCATGACAAATCCCTTCTTTCCAAATTTATCCGATATTATTTCCGTTCTGTTATTCACAAGGTGTGTAAGAGCACTGTATATTTTTTCAGGAGATTTATGATTAATTTCAAAAAAATCCACAAGTTCTTCAAACGAATATACATGCTTCTTTAAAAAAAGTTTTTTAATTTGTTCAATGAGTTGATTTTTTACAGTGTGTTCGTACGAATATGTTGTTTTGTCTTCTTTATCACTTTCTTTAGAGACACTGTTAACACATTTATAGTCACAATCTTCTTGATAGTCACAAACTAAAGAAAATTGTTTATCTTTTACCGGATATTTTGGAATTTTTATGTTATTTGTCGATATTTCTATCTCTCTCAGTTTTTCTGTCAACTTTGAAAAGTGTTTCTGATTTTCATTAATAATGCAGTCCACACTTATAGATTTCAACACCTTTTGAACCATTCCTATTTTTTTCGCCTTTTCTTCGCATCTTCTATAAAGCATCAAATCAATCAATTCTTCATTCTCATCTATATAACTTCCGTGCATGAAAATCTGACAATTTCGTTTCGCAAGAGGAAGTGTTTTGTGACTACAATTACGGATAGCGCGCCCAACAATCTGATCCATACGATTCAGATTGTACCAAGGCTCTAGAATGTGCACCTGACGAAGATTTTTAAAATCAATTCCTTCACTCCCAGCTTGTGTAATCAAAACAACTTTACACAAGTCACCATCTTTGTTTTCCTCTTTGTTGATCACCTTGATCTCGCCGGCATTGTTTTTACTATAAATTGGATCTCCGGTGATCATAGAATATTTCCCTTTGAATTTGATTTCTTTTGTCTTTTTCCCAGAAGGCGAAAACAAGTTATCACTTGAGTTCAGACGTCCCAATCCAATTTCTTCAAGTGCAAGAGCAATAGGTATCAACCCCGAATCTTTATACTGAGAATATATCAATATTGTGCCGGTAGAGTTAATAATAAGGTCCAGTATTCCTTTTATTTTTGCACTATAAGTTCCTATTTTATCATAATCAAAAATGTCTTTTTCCTTATTGATATATCTGTATTTTGAATCCTGACTTTTTGTCACTATGCTCAGTAACCCATTTTTTCCATTCAAGAACTCACCTGCTTTACTCCCAGGATAGCAAATATTAAGCGAATATATTGCGTCATGAAATTCTTTATATCCGGACGCAACGGTTTCTTCATTTTTATCTTCCATGTCCTGTTGTGAAATTGATGATTTGCGAAGATTTTTTGTAAAAAACTCGTATCCTTGTCTTTGAAACTTAGTCATTTCTGATAAATACACATCTAAAAATTGTATCCCTTGATCAATAACTAGACCATTATATTGTTTTTGTGGGTATTTAAACTTGAATATACTTGATTGACTATCATAGTCACCAGGATATATTTTGAATGGGAATAAATATGGATTTTCACCCCGAACAAAAGACACATAACTGTTCGCTTTAAGCATAAGGGTTTTTTTCCCAACCTCTTCACCTTCTTCATTAACTAATAATTTTCCGACCTTGTCAAATATCTCACTCGATTTTATTGCTGACAACCCATCATTACTTCTTAATATATTTAGAAGGAATAAGATTTCCCTCGAGTCATTATACATAGGTGTTCCAGTAAGCAGGAGTATTTTGTTCTTTTTAACATTCGCAGTCAATAATTGTATATACTTTGCGATTTTTTTATCCCCGTCGTTACCATTAATGCGAATATTATGGGCTTCATCAATTATCAACAAAGAATTCCCGAAGTGTTCATTTAATTTTTTCTTGACAACATTCTTGTATTTCTTCTCGTCGCTCACTTTTACATTTCGTACAATATTGTGAATTAAATTTGCGAATTTTTCGTACCCTAAAAAATGATAATGTTTGTTAATGTTTTTGTTAATTTTTTTAACAATCATTTCTTTTGTCATGTTCTGAAGATCATAGTTTTGTAGTTCCTGCAACAAATTAGGACCAACGCAACTATCTAAAGTCCATATATCATTCTTTTTTATCAGTTTATCTTGATCAAATAATTGAAATTTAAAATTTTCCTGTACATTGGCACTCGCAATGAACCAAATTTTATTAAAGTGGGGGTTGTATTTGTGAACATTGCGAAATTGTTCTGATACACCGATTGCTGTACACGTTTTTCCTGTTCCCATCCCATGATATAATAAAATTCCGTTATATGGTGTCTTGGGGTGAATGAAGTTTTTGAGAAACTCCTGATGCGGAGAAAGAGCGAATTCGTCTTGTTGACACAATTTGTTATTTTTATCCAATATGGCAATTTTTTTTTTAGGAACTAAATACTGATATTTAAACTCTTTTTTCAACGAGATTTTTTTTTGAAATCTTGGGTCATTGACACTCGGATATTTGAATTTGGTGACATCATTAGTTTCTTGTCCACTCATATTTTATATATACAAGTTATTATTTATCAATAATTGAACATTTTTTAATATTGTTAATTTTTCATGGTTATAGTTTCTAATTTTCATATTACATTCATCATAAGAAAACCATTTCATATCACCAATTTCTTCTTCTTGAAAATTGTTTTCGCAAAGCGATTTCTTGTAATCCATTTTGCAAATATAGTATTTGTGTTTGTACGACTTGGCGTTTGAACCCGTAAAGATTTCTTCAATAAACCCAACATTTTTAATCATGATTAGATTTTTAGAAGAATAGCCGGTTTCTTCTTCAAATTCTCTTATTGAACATTCATAATCATTCTCCTTTCCACTGCGTCTTCCTTTGGGAAATCCCCATTCGGGTTCATTCCACTTAATCGATTGTCTAAATAAGTAAGGCTTCTCATTCTTCACATAAATAAATTTGTCGTTAATTTTTGAGTCAAACTTTTCATTTTTTTTATTCCACAGATTAGACCATAATTGAGAATATTCGTTATTCAGTATTCCATCAATTTCATAATGAGTCATCTCGGCAACAAGTTGGCGAATATGAAAATCATTGTAAATATTGAATTTACCCCTTAAAAATTCTACATATCCTAAGCTATCTTTGCGTCTAACAAGTAAATATTCGTTTTTTCTACGTTGGCTATTATACCGGTAACAAATAATTCCAAAGCTCATAATGGGGCGCTTACAAGAAAAAAACAGGTGACCTTGCATCCCGCAATTATTGCAAACATTTTTCCTTTTCCATTTTTTCTTATCATTAACACTAAAACTCATATATTTTATTATTTGATACAAAATGCTATGAATATGTGTTTAATTTATAATAGTAATATATACTTTGCACATTCATGGTAAATTTGAATATTAATAAATATTTTGTTTGCGAATGTCTAGAACATTATCTGTCGCAATTAGCTCATCATTACGTTGCCAGTAAGTCAAATAAGAAAAAAATAATCGATTTGTTTTACAGCCTTCCGTTCTTCTTTTTTGATACGACTGTTCAAAGCATTCTCTATAAATCTATACAAAAAAACAATGTGAAAACGCACATTGATTCTAATATTGATATGAGACGACTGTGTCATAATATTTACGAGGATTTTTGTTCAAAATTGAACTATCCTTACAAAGATTACGAAGAGTTTTACGATAGTATTCATTTTAAAATGACAAGCGACAAATATTACATGAAAAAGACAAAACAAAAACACATTCACAGCTTCATATTTTCTATTCTATTTATTGGAATTGTATGCGTATATTATTGTCTTTCAAAAAGATTATATCCATAATTATATAATGAGTATAAAATTGTGGATTGTTATCATTTGTTCAGTGATTCTCTACAACATTTATTATGAAAAAAACATACTGGTAAAGTTGAGTAAATATAAAAAGTATTATAAAATGTCAATTGTGATTATTATGGGCTTTGGTGCACTTTCTATTCTAAACAAGTCTCCTAAGATGAGTTATGATAACATGAAAACGTTACAAGAATTCATACAGGTTATGCCAATTGATCGTCAATCTAAAGACTTGTTAACTCCGTTTCTCTCTAGTAATTCGCCAGCAGGTATGAATAATTATACTTCAAGGCAGCAAACGTCAATACGCAAAATAGAAAGTTCTGGTTCAAAAGGAACAAAAAGAAGTGTCAGCGAAACTAAAAAAAAGTACGTGGCTTCTCAACAAAACTGGATATGCAATAAATGTAATCAAAAACTCAACCATACGTTCGAAGTAGATCATAAAGTGCGTCTTGAATATGGTGGGACAAACGAGGTTTCAAATCTGGAAGCTTTATGTCGCGAATGTCATGGACAAAAAACTTCATTTGAAAATTTTTAATATTAACTATTTATAGTTATGAGCGGCAGTTCTACACCATCCAATATAGAAAAAACGTTGGGGTTTTTTAAGAAGATTTTCTCTATCGCGAAACGATTGCTCATTCGCCAGACGTTACTTATCATCTCCTTCGTAATATTCTTTGTATTGTTCCCCGGTATTTATTATATATACACTTTTAAATTATTTAACATTGTTCACGACTATCCAATTTTGTCAATATTTTTAACTTTACTTTCTTTATTTTCTTGTTTGGTAATCATTTTATTGAAATTTGAAAAACAAAACACATCGTTTGATCTTAATATTCTCTACAAAATACTCTATAATCTAATGTATGTAGGTGCCATATTTTTGCTTTTCTCCTTACTTTTTCATATATCCAAATTTTTTGTCTACAATAGTAACTCCACTAGTATATTTCTTTCATTTATTTTATTGACACTATTTTTATGTCTACGAAATAGTTTTGAAAGAGAATCGAAAGAATCGTTTGACGACGACATTTTGGATATGAAAGATGATTTGTTTGTAATTATAAAAAACGTCTTATTCTTGATACCTTGCTACATTGTCGATTTCTTAGAGTGGGTTCAAAAAAATGTTTCGGGAATACCAAAACCCTCTTACATACTGAGTGTATGTATTGTTCTAGTAATTGTTTTATTTATCTTGATACCTATGTTAAACTCTTTTATAAAGAGTACAAGCGGACTCACATTTGTTCAGAAATCAAAAACTCTTGAAAAGCCAGTATTGTTCATGACACAAAAACAACTCAAAGACAAATTAATTGATTCCAAACCATTCCTCAGGCGCAATCTACTACGAAAAAATAATGATTTCAAAAGATATCTTGAAAAAGATAGTGGCTCAATTTCAGACTTGAACAAAGTGAAAAATATAGAAGGGTTCGACAAAACAATTCATTTATTGGACAGGCGCATAATATATGATGACGAAATAAACAGCTTGAGTACAACTGAAAAGACACTACTTGAAGAAGAGATGAAAAAAAACAAATTAACATTGGACGATTTTAAGAGTTTTGAAACACTGAAAAAATACATATTATCTTTAAGACAAGAAGACAAATACTATGAGCTATTGTACAAAATTGGCGAATACAACAAAATGAAAAACGATTTTATTTACCAAGAAGCAAGTAGTTTAGTTAATTTGATTAATCGCACAAATCATATTCAGGAATATAATTATCATTATGGTATATCATTTTGGGTATATTTTGACCCACAAATACAAACTATAAAAACGAGAAAAGACAAGCGAGGTTTCATCATGACATATTCGAATTCACCGAAAATATTTTACGATTATGATACAAAAGAACTGAAAATAAGCATTGATTATTGCGAAAATCAAAATAATCGATGTTCTGAAAATATTATTTACAAGACAAAAGAAATTCTATATCAGAGATGGAACCATTTTGTCATAAACTACAATTATGGCACTCTTGATTGCTTCATTAATAACAACCTTGTAATGACAAAAAGTAGAGTTGCTCCGTATATTGAAGACGCGTTTTTGCAGTTTGGTAGCGAAAATGAACCGCTGTATAACTGTGGTATCTGCAACATAAAATATTTTGAAGTGCCGCTTAATCTTCCAAGTATAGGCGAAATTTACAAAACAAAACAAATTCCGTGTGATTCATAAATTGGAAGTATTTTTAATAATTTATTATTATATAATATATAATAATGAAATTGTCTTTTTTAATTCAAATGATGCTTCTATTGGTGCTGGTGATAGGTGTCTATTTACTGTTCACAAACAGCATAGAAGGAAGAATGAAACTCATCATGATCGTTTTCTGTCTTGTTGTAGGTATTTATTTATTCATGAAATTGCCGATGTTCAAAGACAATAATGAGATTTTATCTTCCCCACAAAGCGCTAAAAACAAATACACTATAAAGGGTGAAGAACTCAAGAAGAGTGATGGTCCGATTGGATTGAGTTGTTGGATTTATATTGATAATTGGAATTACGAATATGGTACAGAAAAAACAATTATTGAATCTGATAATATTTACTTCCCGAATATCACTTTAGGCGCATATAAAAATGATTTGAATGTCTCTGTTGGCGTATACGAAGATACCGGTAGTAGCGTTGACTATACAAGTGACCAAGTCCAAGCCCAATTGAGGTATGAATTAGATAATAATGGGTATGATACTTATGCGAGCACTGACACCATGGATTGCTCTTCGGTAACAAACACGATAACAACGACCGATTATACCGGTGCCACTATTATCGATACTGATATTCCCTGCCCAAGTGGTGTAGCACCGCAAACTGTGACTATACAGAATATAAATATTCAAAAATGGGTAAATGTTGTTACTACATTCAATAACCGAACATTGGACGTGTATATCAATGGCAAGTTAGTAAAATCAACACCATTCAATAACATCATTATCAATGGGTCCGGTTACGAAGATGATGTTTATATTACTCCAAATAATGGGTTCGGTGGGTTTATTTCCAAAGTTCAATATTTCCCTTATTTCATCACTCCGGCAAAAGCATGGTCAATCTATAGAGGTGGTTTTGGAGATGCGTTTGAGAGCGCTCTGAACAAATATAATTTGTCTGTTTCGTTCTACGAAGATCAAGTTGAAAAGAAAAAGTTCCACATATTTTAGATAAATTTGTTGAAACTTTGGCATAGTATTATATGAATAATATTATTATAGTATATATATAATATTCAAGAATGAACAATCCATTTACCAAAAACGAGAACAACAAGCCGTTGACAAACAAAATTAAAGAGACGACGAACAAGACCAAGCAGTTCGCAAAAAACACCTTTAATGCTGCTAAAGAACTTGGACAGAAAACAACCAATACACTCAAGACCGAAGTAAAAAAGGCATCAAACTCAGTAAAAGCAACCGCTAATTCATCACAAGCATATCAGGCAGTGAAACGAGGAAATAACCGCACATCAATGTTTATCCAAGACTTTGCGGAGAAGAATAGCACAGTCTCTAAATTTGTCTTCATTTTGTTCATTATTATTTTGTTTGGTCTTCTCATTCGTGTAGGAGTCTATATTATTTCATTATTTACGTTGCCAAGCAAAAATCCAATCATCGTAAATGGACTACTTCCTACAAATTCTTTGACAATGTATCAAGTAAATCCGTCATTAGCAAATTCAAAACCAATATTGCGTTCAGTAAACGAAAGTCAAGGCATGGAATTTACATGGAGTACTTGGTTATTTATTGATAACGCAAGTTCGGGTAATAATAATAACCCTAAACGAATATTTTCCAAAGGCGGAAACAGCGAAACTGGCGAGGTATTTGCAATGAATTCGCCTGGATTATACTTATATGACGGGGTAACATCCAATACAAATTCGCTCACTGTAGCAATGACAACATTTGATGACCAGGAGGTGCTCGCAAGCACTTTCGGAAAAATAGAAAAAATAACAATAAAAAATGTTCCAATACAAAAGTGGGTAAATATAATCATACGCATCCAAAATAGAACTATTGATATTTATGTCAATGGTGTCATGTCTTCTAGGTATAATTTATCCCAAGTTATCAAACAAAACTATGGCGACATATTTGTGGGAGATGACGCAAATGGAATGAACGGATTTATTTCTTCACTTCGTTATTTTGATCACGCAATTGGTAACATGAAAATAGAAGAAATTATTCAACAAGGTCCAAATCTCAAAGCAATTGGCGACCAACATCAAGAAACTATGCCCCCTTATTTGGCAACTCGGTGGTATTTAGATAATGTTCAGTAAATAACTAATATCACCCAAAGAAGTCGGTAATCATTCTGTTATTTTGCGCCTTATTGTTATTAATTGTAATATACTTTTTGAACAAAAGGGCTTCCACCTCTTTATCTTTGAGAGTCTGAATTTTTTTAATCGTCTTTTCTTCGTCATCTGAATTCTCCATCAACGTGTGTATTTTCTGTTTGAACATTTTCGATTTTTTCTGAAATTGTGGCATGTCAAACAACACGAGCGAATATATTTGTATAACAGGTTTCATAATCTGATTTGTTATATAAAACCCATAATCAATTTTAAGCTTTTTCTCATTGATATAGTCCGGAAGTTCGATCTTGTTTCCTTGCAATTCTTTCTTGTTTTTAGAATAAATATAAACATAAGGAATGCGGTCTCCGGCGCGCGGCTTGTTACCTGGCTCACGAATACCAATCCGGTCGGCAAGTACCTTGTGAGCAATTTGCTGAGGACATTTGTAAAACGAGCGCAGCGATTTGCTAATAATCAATTTGTCCATTCCAATTTCTTCATTCACAATCTGATTCAACATATTGTCCAAGAAGTCAATCGATTTATTGATGTTTTTCTCTTTCATTAGGATATCAATGATTCCGCCGTATACGTCTTTTACAATTGGGGCATTGTCGCGCCGTTTCAGTACGATTCCCATTGATTTACGTTTACACTTATGTGGGTCTTCTTCATAAAGCATACCAACATATCTTTTCTTTGAAATCAAACAAAACGGCATGAATGTTTTTTCGTATTCCAAATCATGTGGGGCTTTTAGAAACTGAGTTGCTAACTGACCGGCTTCTTTCGCCAAATCAATTGTCACTTCTAATGCTTTTTGACCCCGGACATCCTTGTTTGTATTGGGATCTTTCAAGTTGAAAGTGAAGAATACAGAATCTGTATTATGAACAATCATATTCCCAATTCCAGCGGCAAAATGATGATTGTCTGTTGTCAAATCATATACATAGTCGTCATAATCATCTAAAGTCATCATTTTTTTAATTTTATGATCTGTTGTTTCAGAGAATTTCGAAGATAACAAGAAACTATCATTTGAATCTTGTGATTCTTGTGATACAAGTCTATATTTTGTATCAGTCGCATTGTATTTATGATGAATATATTTTGCCATAAGAATATGATTGCTCGGAATAGACAAGTCAAACTCGTCTTGTACAAATGTTGAATTTGAAGCATCGTTTCTAATATTATCTTTACACGGATGATGCAACAATTCTGTGCCGATTTCACAATCTTTTGGTGAAATTTCAACACCATTACTTCCAATAAGAGAATGATCGTCTGTCACATCAACACAGCCTGTGTGTGTTAAAATTCTCATCATTTTCTTTTGACTTGCTAACTTATGGCGAATAATTGTTTTTAATTGAGTCCATGAATTCTCACTCCATGTATATATATTCTTATTTGTCAGACCAATATATTCTTTTGTTTGTTTACCTGGTTCTACACACTGTTTCCACTTATTTTCTCCGCATTTTTTACCAAGTTCATCAATCTGGATGATCTCAAATTTTCCGTCTATTTTTACATAAATTGGTGTATAGTTTGCAACAGAATCTCCATAAATATACTCCGCATTGATTTTCATATTACCATGTTTGGTGTCAATATTGACATTATTGTAAACACTTTCTATCATATCTTTGGCATAAATCAACAACTTTCGTCCAGTTGCCGTGGTTGACGCCGCAATATCCATCTCGTAAAATGTGCTTGTTTTCGCACCACATTGACCGTACAAACTATTAGCAGTCACTTTAATGGAAAGTTGGCGCTTATCCAGAATATTTTTCATAAATGGATCGCTTTCTTTCCCCATTTGTTTTTTGGTCGCTTTACGAGCTGAAAGAAGCTCTTGTAAAATAGATGGCAAGATTGCTCTCCCGTGTTCGGGAAACTGAGCGTATCGACAGATTTTATATCCAGTCAAAACTTTTGATAACTTACTAGTTGTTCCACCAAGTCGTTTAAACGCGAACGTATCGTATTTAATATCAACGTATTTGTAATTAGACAAATTATCATATTTGAATTTGCCGTTTTTATCCACAATACCTGTCTGATGAAGCAAATTATGATTCAAATTGTATGATTTTGTCCATACTTTGGAGTCGTGTGATATATTTTCTGAAATAATTGACGATGGATACAGCGAACTGTAATCAACACATGCCACCGGATTGTCAAGATAAAGACCGGTTTTGGGTTCTAGTACAATCGCACCTTCATACAAATCTGAAACATTGCCGATGCTGATTAACGGCATCAATGTATCTTTTTCACGACATTTTTTAGCCACATAAGATGTCAACTTGACTCCTTGTCCTCTCAACATCAAGAAACTGATGGGAACCGAACAAATCTTACTCATCTCAATGTATGTTGTCATGATGTCAATCTTTTGGAAAATTTGATGCACAAGATTACAATCCTGAATACAATATTTGGCAATGATGCCCTTCTCGTTTGGTCCTTCATTGGTCATTCGGAAAATATCCTGAGGCGTCACATCATCTTTCGCCAGACCCCACTGAATTGTTTGGTTTTCAACTCCTTCCAGTTGTCCTTCCATGACAAAACCATTGTCGTTAATATCAACTACCTTGAATTTCTTACCGTTCTGATACAATTCATTAGAATGATTCAAGATCTCAAAGTGGACGAAGCAGTTCATACTGATACCTTTTGTATTTTTTGTGTGAACAAAACACTGGTTCGTTTCCCCGTTGTTTTCATATTTTGAAACTTTATCGCTAATCAAATAAGATGAAACGTAATCAAGTTTGTAAGATGGGAGAATAAACTCTTTTCTCATATAAGTAAATACATCAATTTGAAGACGCCCGTCCATTTGCGGGTATTTCAAATCATACGCACCCGTTGCCAAGACAATCTTTGTTTGACTCAGTTTAACTTCTTCGTCTTCCGAAAATGATTCGTGTTTTCTAGACAAATTCATAAATTCTTCAACGCAGTTATTCTCTTTCGCGCGGTCAAACATAAACGGGTAATCAAAACCGAAAATATTGTATCCAATAATGATATCCGGGTCTTCTTCTTGGATTAGGTCCGCCCATGCCAACAAGACTTCTCTTTCTGTATCATAACATTCTATAACTTGAGTATTAGTGTCATGATTCGTGGTTTCTCCCAAACAAATACAATGATTCAGCTTGCTATTTTCTTGTCCATAAGAGACGAACGTCGACCCGATAAATGTGACATAATCTCCTTCAAGATGAGGAAAGTGTTGGTTGAGCGTAATCGTCAAATAGCCCATCTTTGTTTGATTATCATAATTAGAATCATTCAAAATAGATTCAATAGTTGTTGTTTTTGGATTCTTCACTTTTGGTTTAATCTTTTTTTTGGATTTTGATGTAGTTACTTCCTCACAAATGTCAATTCCTCCTTGTTCAAGTCCGATATTGTCGCCACCGTCAAACGCACCCATATAATCGTCTAATGTATTTGCGACAATAGACGCCGCGTCTTCATCGTTTAATATTACCGAACATTGAATAAATTCTTCAAAGCTCTTTTCAAAATCGTCTGCTGTATATTGTTTATTTTTGACATAACAATTGTCAATAGAGATATCATCCCCAAAAGCGAAGGTACTTTTCAACAAATAATATAGCATTTTTTCTGTACCATATTCAGAAACCTCATCATCATTCAACTGGATGTAGTCCAGAATATCATAAGCAACTTTTTTGTAGTTTTTAATAGCAGTCGGAAAATCGCCGTGACTACTGGAGGCCTCAATATCAAAACTACAAATTTTGTAAGGAACAATTGTTTCCTTTTCGGGCAAACTATCAATATCTGTACAATTCGCTGTAACTTCAATATCGACCCTTGTTTCTTTTTCGTCATCTTCGGTCAAATCATAATTGCTAATTTCAATCCACCCAGACGGGGAAATATCTTGAATGTGAAAGAACCGTAACATTGGTGGAATCATAATCTCGTACAGTTGTGTAAATGTTCCTTTGAACTCTACGCCTTTATTCAGCCTCTGTTTTTCTTTATCATAAAACAACGATTTAAATTTATAAAACAGTGACATATTTTTACAAGTAACTTTGATGAAATTGTGTTTTTTATTCGCATCAAAGTTATAGAGAGTTTTGTGACGAACCAATTTCGCCTCTTCAAGACCATTTTTTAGAGTTTTCAACAAAGAATAGTCGCTTTTGTAGGTCTCGCGAATATGTTCAAAATAATCTGTTACATCACAATCTGTCCAGTTGTGACCAACTTTGATATAGAAGAACGGTTTGAAGTCATCTATTTTTGCACAATATGTTTTCCTATTTTCGTCAATTCCATAGATTGTAATAATAAATTCATCTTGCTTATAACTAGATACGGTGAAATCTACACACCGAAATGAAATGGTTTCTTGTTTGTTGACAGAACAAGCCATGTTATCAACTAATGAGGATTGTATACATTACTTGATAAGTCGTTGCTAAATCAATTTTATTAAGATTACTAAATTCGGCGTTTTTTGCG